AAGCATGAATTCTTTATGAATAAGAGGAGTCCAGAATTTATAAGGTATTATATTAATGATATCTTAGAGATGCGTATGGAGGATATAAAGAAAGAAATAAAGGATAATTTTGTAGATGTTTTTATACCATCAAATGTACTAGGTAAATATAACATTAATATGTTTATGGATTATTTAGATGGTGTTGCTAGAAAATTAGAACCTAGGATTTATGATGAAGAAAATCCTTATGATAGAGAAGATGGCGAAATGTCTGATTTTAATGGAGAACTAAACTTAATGAATATTGCAGCAGAATATATTAATTCTTTAGAATATGAAGAAGATTTAAAAGAAAGGCTAAAGGCATCAGTGCAGGATTTATATAAAAGAACATTATCACCTAACTATGAAGATTAAAAAGGTAGAATTTAAAAACTTTGCAAGCTACGGCAACCGTACACAAGTAATAGAATTTGACAAAGATAAAAGTGATCTTTATTTAGTACTAGGTGGAAATGGCGCAGGTAAAAGTACATTAGCAAAAGTTATAACTTACTTATGTTATGGTAAAGTAGAAGGATCAACATTAAAAGATTTACCGAATAGAGTAAACGGTGCTCTTTGGGGTAAGATCCATTTAGAATCTAAAAACAATACCGTTGAAATAGAAAGAGGAATTAATCCTGGTATTTTTAATGTTAAAATAAATGGATCTGAATATGATGTTGCAGGTAAAGTAAACTTACAAGATTTTCTAGAAACAGAAATTTATGAAATCCCTTATCATGTATTTAAGAATGTAATTATTTTATCTGTAAATGATTTTAAGTCTTTTATTACAATGTCTCCTTATGATAAGAAAAGAATCATTGATAAGATATTTGGATTTTCTATTATTAATGAAATGGCTGAAGCCGTCAAAGAAAAGAGAAGATCTATTATTGAGGAGATCCGAACATATGACGATGAAATAAGAACTCTTAATGAATCAATAGAATCTGTAATCGATAAGATAAAGCATTTTGAAAAGGTTAGTAAAAATAAAGATGCTAAAAAGATTAAAGTTCTTAAAGAAAAGCTATTGCAGTTAAATGAAAATAGAAAAAAGTTAAAAGAGCTTACATCTGCAACAAAAATTAACTTAGAAAAATTAGATGAAAATTCAAGAAAGCAAAACAATAAAAAATCAACATTAAACTCTAAGATTAACACTGTTAAGAAAGAACTTAAGCTATATGAAAACAATGAATGTCCTACTTGTACAGCCCCTCTTAATTCTGATTTTCATTTAGATATTAAAAAAGAAAAACAAGATTCTTTAGATTTATTATTTACTGAATGGAATCAAATAAAAGACGATGCAGAAAAAGCAGAGACTGAATTAACTGATCTTAGACAAAAAGGTAGAAAGATACATGTTAAAGTTGGTCAGTTAGAAACTCAGATGGAAGCCATTAAAGATAAGTTAATTGAAATGGCTGATAAAGATGAATCAGAATCTGGATCTCATCTTAAGCAATTAGTAAAAGATTTTAAAACTAGAAAGGACGATAAATCTACCGGTAAACTAAAGAGTGAAGGCCAGGATTATTACTTAACTATCTTAGAAAACATTATGGGTGAAAATGGAATTAAGAACTTAGCAGTAAGATCTATACTCCCCTCCTTTAATAACCACATCCAATTAATGGGGAGAGAGATGGGAATACCGTTTGGTATTAGATTTAATGAAAAGTTTTATTGTTCTCTCCATCATTTAGGAACGGAGATTAGTCCTAAGACACTAAGTACAGGTGAAAAGAAAAAGGTTGATTTTGTAATTATCATGGCTTTAATAAAAATGATTAAGGTTAGATTCCCATCACTAAACATTTTATTTTTAGATGAAATCTTCTCTTCTATTGACTCTGATGGTGTACACCATATAATTAACATACTTCATAATACAATACAAGATATCGGCCTCAATACCTTTGTTATCAATCATACGGTTTTACCAAGTGAATATTTTGATAAAAAGATTGAAATAACTAAAGATGGTGGCTTTAGTGAATTTAACATTGAATCTATTGGATAAATAGAATATAAACAAAGTCTAATAGATGTCAGCATATAACCAAGAATTTAATAAAGATAATACTATACTTCGGTATCTAACCGTAGGTATGCTAGCCGAGCTTAGTAAAAAGGTATATTATTATAATCAAATAGATGAAGATACCTTAAAGAAAATTGAAGTACCTTTCTTCTATTCTATATCTGGTAACGAAAGATTTCTTTTAGATAATTTTATGTTTGACGCAGAAAAGGAAGGTAAGGCTATTGGCGATTATGAAGTAGTACCTCGTGGTATTATACAGATGAATTCAATGTCGATTAACGCAGATGAACAAACTAATAAATTTACAAGAGCTGAATTTGTAAGAGAATGGGATGGTATGCTAAAGACATTTTCTTTAATGACCAATTTTTTACCAATTACTATAGGATTTGGTGTAACTATAATATGTTCTAATAATTTAGAAATGTTAAAGGTTACTGATTCTATTATGAGTAAATTATATAAAGGTACTTTATTTAATGTAGATTTAGGTATGTTTAGAGTTAATGCCTCAATGTCAGTACCAGAAGACTTTTCACAGGATAGGTTATTTGAATGGGGATTAAATGACAAGAAAGAATTTCAAGTTACTTTTGATATGGAACTAAAATCGTTTATGCCAGTATTTGAAAGTGGTATATTATTACCTGAAATTGATTTTATTACTAAACAGGCCATAAAATCAAATCCTAACGCTTCAGGCGTTGGTCAATTAAGATCTGATAGTAATGGAAATATGGGAATTTATTTTGGAGGTGTATTTCAAGAGTTTAAATTTACTGATGATAATATAAAAGTTGCACCAGACACGGCGGTTATGAGCAACGAATCATATAATAATATCTCAAGTAAAGAAGTAGGTGGGCCTTATGATGAAAGAACTATTGATACGTCACCACCATCAGAAGAATCCCAATCTAGTAAGTCTTACAGAAATGCTAATAATGATGAAGGATAATTAACTCTAAGTTCTTAGAATATATAAAACAAATCAAATTCTATAATATGGAAAAAGTTATTAAAGAAGGACAAACACAAGTTTACTCAGGTGGTTCAATAGACCGTCAATATGGTGTTAATACTGATGCTCCTTACCTTAATATGCCACCTCAGCAATTAATTGATATTGTTGGTGTTTTATTTGCACAAAGCGGTAAAACTAAACTAGATGGTAAAAACGGTAAAGTAGTTGAAAGTGGACCAATGACGGATTCACAAGTACTTGCAATTCTTGTAGGTATGGGAACTCCTCAACAATTAGCAATGAGTGCTATCAACGCCTTCAAAGGAAATCAACCAGAAATTACAGAAAATAATAATAAACAAAAAAATCATAACGAAATGAAATTTACAATTGCTGAACTGCATGAAAATGTTATGAAGAGTATTGAAGCTTTAAAGGTAATGAATTCGGATAATTCCAGAGTTTCCTATTCTGCTAAAAACGCTCTTGACATTTTACAAGAATCTTTAAAGGCATTCCCTATGAGATTCAACAACGAAGAAACTGAAGTTATCAGTGAAGAAATAGAAAACAGTGTTAACCCTATGTTAAAGTTTAACATTGCTAAGAACCTTCATAAAAGCTTGGCATCTTCAGATTGGTTAAATCCAATACACGAATTAAGATCTTATATCACAGGAGCTTATGCCGATACTAAATGGTCATTCAGGGTAACTGAAGCGATCGCTCGTACACAAACACAAAAAGGTAAGATGTTTGAAGGATTAGTAAATGACCTAGAAGGTTTATTAAATGAATCTTCTGATACTATTAAATCTAAGTTTTCTGCTGTGGCTGCAAAAAATCCATGGTCAATGGATTGTAAAGCTATTTTAAATGAAATGAAAGCTGAAGATAATAAAGCTTCTGAAAATGGAAGTGGAACTATTTCTACAATTCTTTCACCAGTTTTAGAATCAGAAAATGGATTAACATTCCACTTACATGGAAAGAATTATAATTTTGATGGAAAAACAATTACTGAAGCTGAAGTTAAAGATGCTAGATTCTTCGATGTATTAGAAGGACTAGGAATGTTTAAGAACATGAATAATACTTTAGTTACTTTCGGTGAAGGTAATGATAGAACGTTAGAATACAATTTAACTGAAGGTACTATTAAATTAGGAAAGACTGATTTATCAAATGCTAGTATAATTGAATTAAAAGAATCTTTAATGGCTCTTAACTTTTTCGGTTACAGAAATCAATGGAAAATTGATAAAGTATGTAAATTCTTTGAATCTGTTGATCTTCTTGCTGAAATGGATAACTTTACAAACATTACTTCAAATGAATTTGCAAATTTATTCTTAACTATGATTAATGTAAACGAAGGAGTTTATGTAAACAAAGTTAATTCTGCAATGCACGTAAATGAAATGGTATTTGTATCATCTGCAACAGAGACAGTTAAATTAGTTAAAGAATTTATTAATTATGATCCTTCTCCAATATTATCAGAAAAATTAATTGCTGAAAATAATGAAGTTGCTAAAGTTGAAAAATCAAGATCTGATATCTCAGATAAAATTTCATTTTTAGAAGAAAAGAAAGCAAAAGTAAAAGAAGCTATTAATAAGCTTGGTGAAACTGAAGAACTTACAGAAGCAATGAATCTTTTAGAAGAAGAAATTTCTAAGTTTGAAAAATCTTTACAAGAAACTTATGATAAGGTTGTATTAGGTGGTAATAAAGGCGATAAGTCTAAAACACATGATGGCGAAGATTTTGAAGAAGAAGATGAAAAGAAAGAAGAAGCAGTAACAGAAAAAAAAAGTCGTAACGATTATTTAAACGACGGTTTTGTTGAAGCTGAAATTAATAAAAACGGTAATGGTCTTAGAAAAGGCCAGGAAGTTATGGTAAGTGCCGAGGATTATACTTCTCTTGGTGATGATGATTCATTAGAATGTATTGATCCAAAAAATGGAAAAACTACAATCTGTCCTAAAGGTCAACTTAATGTTAAGATTTAATTAACTTTCACTTTATAGAAAAGCCGGTAGTAATAATAAACTATCGGCTTTTTTTGTATATAATAATAAATAAACATTATGAAATGGCAAGAAAAAGAAATTATTTAAACAATAGAGATCTTTTAGAAGAAATAGTTAAATCTAAAGAATTAGATGAACTAACACCAAAAGCATTAGAATTCCTAATGTTATTAGCAGACAAATGTTCTAGAAAATTATCATACGCAAACCCTGACGATAGACAAGACTGTATAGCATCTGCTTATATGGATTTGTTTAAATATTGGAGAAATTTTAATCCAGAAAAATCAACTAACGCATTTGCGTATTTTACTGAAATATGTAAAAGAGGTTTTGCAAAAGGTTGGAATAAATTACATCCTAGAAAATATGCAGGTACTGTTTCTATTAACGGTAGTGCTGATAGTGACGGTATTTATACAATATAAATTTTAAATGAGCATTAAAAAGGTAAAGCCTACTTCTAAGTCTGGATTTAAGCAAGGGTATTATAATCCTATTAATCCAAGAAAGTACATTGGGGAGCATCCAATCATATATAGAAGTAGCTGGGAGCGAAAGTTCTGCCATTGGTGCGATCATAATGAAGAAGTAATAAAATGGGCATCTGAGCCGTTTTCGGTAAAATATTTTAATATGTTGGATAAAAAGTTTCATAACTATTATCCAGACTTTTATATGAAAATGGATAAAGGTGGAATAATGGAAGAATTTGTTGTAGAGATAAAACCAAAGGCCCAGTTACAAAAACCAAAAGCACCAAAAAGAAAAACCGCAAAGGCATTAAAAAACTTTCAACATGGATATGAAACATATGTTAGAAACCTTTGTAAAACCGAAGCATTAAATAAAATGGCTAAACTAAGAAATTTTAAAGTAATGCTTTTAACAGAAGACTCAAAATTATTCTAATGGCAATAGTAGGATCCTTTCAAGAAGACTTAGATATTTACCTTGCAGATTATAAAGGTAGAGCTGGTGCATCAAAGCAATCAGATAAAGATCTCAAAAAAATTGGTAATAAAGCAAAAGGTATATTGGATAATGGTAAAATGTATTCATTTGAATATTTTACCCCAGATGAAACTTTTTATGATACTTACCCTTTAGTGTTAGGTTTAGGAAAAAGTGATAATGATCATCAGTTAGGTTTAAATTTACATTACATCCCGTATGATGCTAGATTACCTTTTTTATCTGATGTATTTAAATCATTCAAAAGTACTATAAGTTCTGCAATAAATAAGTCACCAGGTAATCCTGATGCACAGCCTAGATTAAGTGAATTTACTTATGACAATTTAAAAAAATCATTAGGTAGAAAATATAATGTTACTTATGCTATTAGACAATATAGATTAGATAGAATAAGAAAACCGAGGATGTTAGGTTATGAAGATTGGTATATAGGTGCTGTTAACAATCAAAATCATTTCTTTGGAGGAAACATTAACGAGGCACAAGCATTATATTACAAGAATATATAAACAATAAAAGATAAAACAATATGGCAGGTTTTACTGATAGAAGAGGACCCTTAAGTACAGGCAATCCAGTAAGGAAGATTTTAAAAGATCTTTCTAATTTAGGTATGGCTTACGATGATATGATCATTCGTAATTCCCGTGCAGTAGGGTTTACAGAAAATCAAATGGGTTATACATTTAATCCAATGGGTTCTGATGCTGATGATATATATAGCGCATTTGCTGCATTATCATTAACGGATACTACAATGAAAAAGAATATCTCTATATTTGATAGAGATTATGAAAGAAAGCGAGATCAACTTAGAGAATACGCAGTACAAGATGAGATAGAAGATATCTTAGATGTAATTACAGATGAGGCTATTGTATTTGATGAATCTAATTTTATGGCATACTCTGATTTTCATGGACATATTGCAAGTTCTATTGAAGATGAAATTGGTGATGTATATAATAACCTTTATAATTATTTTGGTTTTAATGATTCGGTTCAGCCTTGGAATTATTTTAGAAAATTTTTAGTAGATGGATTCCTTGCTTTTGAAATAGTATATAATGATAAGCAGACAGAGATTATAGGATTTAAGGAATTAGACCCTATTTCCTTAATGCCAGGTATTGATACTGACACTGGAAAGAAGCAATGGGTACAATATAAAGGACAAGGTGCAAAGGAAAGAAAGTTATGGGATTCACAAATCATATACCTTTCATATTCACAAGTTAATTCACCAATGAGAATATCTTATGTAGAAAGATTAATAAGATCATTTAACCTTTTAAGAATTATGGAAACAACTAGAATTATCTGGGCTGTTTCAAATTCTTCATTTAAAACTCAGTTTATTATACCTGTTGGTGGTAAATCAAAAACTAGAGCAAAGCAATCACTTGCACAGTTAATGAATTCATACAGAGAAGTAGTAGATTTTAATCAAGAGAGCGGTGAAATTCAAACTAATGGAAAACCAATGATGCCATTTAATAAGGAATATTGGTTACCTTCTAAAGATGGTGAATCTCCAGAGATTAGTACAATTGGTGGTGATGGACCAGATCTTGGTGATACAGAATCTCTTAAGTATTTTGCAGATAGATTAAAATTAGCATCTAAGATACCATTTTCTAGGTTTGATAAAGAAGGTGGTAATACTTATGATATGGATGCTAGCGGAATGTTAAGAGATGAAATTAAATTTTCTAAATTCGTTGATAGGTTAAGATCTATATTTCAAGAGATATTAGTTAAACCTATGTATCTTCAAATGTGTATTAATCATCCTGAATTAACAAATGATATTTCTTTTAAATCTGGATTAGGACTTAATTTTGTTAAGGATAACGTGTTTGAGGAAATGAAAGAAATGGAATTACAAACAAAACGAGTCGATTTTATAGGTAACCTAAAAACTCAGTTAAGTACTATGACAGCAGAAATGGAAGAAATTCCATACTTCGATTTAGGATTCTTGGTTAAGAGATATGGCGGCTTTACTCGTGAAGATTTAAAGGCTAATGCCAGAGCAAAAGAAAGAGCTGATTTAGAGAAAGAGAATTATTCAGAAAAGGATATTGAAAAGATCCTTTTAGGTGCTGATAAGGCAGATTTTAAACCGGAAAAGAAAGAAGGTGCAGCAGATGAGGATCCATTAGCAGACCTCTAATAAAAACTCTACAGAGATTGTAATATATAAATCAAATAACTACTAGAAAATGTCAGGAAAAAAATTATTAATTCTTGAAAGGCAAAAATCAAATTTAGATATAACGACCGGAGATGACGGTTCTGTTGTATTGGAAGGTGTATTTACCGAGTTTGATGTCAAGAACAAGAATAACCGAATTTATGAGGAGAAGGAAGTAATGCCTCACATTAATGAATTACAAGAAAAGGTTAAGACCAATAAACTTCTAGGTGAATTAGACCACCCAAAAGATTTTGATGTTAGTTTAGCTAATGTATCACATGTAGTAGAATCTTTAGACTATGATAAAGATAAGAAGCAAGTTATTGGTAAAATAAGATTACTAAATACTTCTAAAGGTAAAGAAGCTCAGGCTCTTATCAAAGATGGTATTCCTTTACATATTTCAAGTAGAGCTGCTGGTACAGTAGATGAAAATGGTAAAGTTAAAATTAAAAAGTTTTTTACTTATGATCTGGTTGCAGATCCTGGTTTCGAGAATGCTGAACTATCCAGAGTAAATGAATCTTTTGGCCTAAGTAATGATGATGGAATATTGATTTACGAAATGGAAGAAACTGAAAATAACAACGATAATAAAAAAGATCTAACAATGGAAAATAAAAACTATGTATCCGTCGAAGATTTTCAAAAGTATACTGAATATGTATCTGGAGTTCTAAGTAATGTTAAAGAATCTACTAATTCTAACAATGATGAGGTAATGGAAAAACTTATTAAGTACACCGAGCATATTGCAGAGAAAGTAAATCAGGTTACTGATTATGCTGAATACTTATCAGAAAATTTAGACAAAAATATTTCTTACTCTGACTACTTAGCAGAGAATGTAAATTCAATTAAAGATTATGCTACATACTTAGCTGAAGAGCTTGATGGTAGTATTCAATATGCAGAGCATGTTGCTGAGATGGCTGACAAAGGAATTCAATATTCTAACTATGTTGCTGAAAATGTAGAAAAGAGTATTGATTATTCAGAATATGTAGCTGAAAAGGTTGATCAGAATATTGCTTATTCTGAATATCTTGGAGAAAATGTAGATAAGAGTATTAAGTATTCTGAATACATTGCCGAAAACATTAATACCCCAAATGCTAATTCAATCAACGAAGGAACTGTTAATGAATACGGTAAAATGGAAGGTGCAACTCCAACAATGGAAGAAGTTTCAAAATGCATGGACGAAGGTATGACTTATGAACAAGTATGTGAAAAGTATCCAGATGCTGATAAAGGCAAATTAAAAGAAATGTGTGAATCATGTGGTAAAACTCATGAGACTGTAGATTATAAAAATTCTATTGAAGAAAAATTAGAAAAGTTAATTGCAGCTGCTGAAGTTAAGAATGTATCTGAAATGCACTTTATGAACTTCTTAGGAGAATCTAAAAAGAATGAATTTAATTCTTTATCAACAGAGAAGCAAGCTATGATTGTAGAATCAATGAATGCTAAACCAATTATGTCAACTATACAAGCTGAAAATATTTGGGAATCTAATTTTATTGAAAAGAAAAGAGAATTAGATGTTGTTTCTGATATGCCAGAAAAATTCCAAGAAAAATGGAATAACCTTTCTGAAAATAGAAAAAACCAAATTATTTCTGAATCAAGGTTCCATCCTGTAAATAATCAATATGGAATTAATAACTTCTGGTCAACAAGAGATCTAAGAGATACTCAAATTGTAACAGAATCTATTAATGAAAGTAAAACTGCTGCTGAGTCTGCAGCTACTAAAGAGCCATTAATAAATGAATCTTTTAGAAGTGACTTAGTAGAAAAAATGAAATTCAGATTAGGTAGATAATCTAATCTAAAAGATATTAATCGAATGGTTAAGAAGAAAAGAACCGAGGCGATTAAATAAACGGAATTGAAAGATTCCACAATAATGCGAAAAATAATTTTTAAAAAATGTACGCAAATCAATTAATCAACGAGGCCGAGGTTCAAAAGACCTGGGGCCCTATCATTGAGGAAAGTACTGGTATTACTGAAAAGTCTAAGTTATCTTGGATGTCTAAGTACTGTCACTACCACAATCTTAATGAGAGTGTATATAATACTGTACACTTAAATCCTAACATGAATACTCAAGGTATGGGTGCAACTGCTTTCCCAAGCAATCCTACTACCATGAATAACTTCAATGACACTAGTGCTGCTGGTATGACTGCCGGATCTGGAGACAGACCTTTTTCTTTGTTACCACTTGCTATGCAAGTTGCTGCTCAGACTGTAGGTTTAGACTTAGTACCTGTTGTACCAATGCAAGGCCCTATGGGAGTATTAACTTACCTAGACTTTGTATATGGTGGAGGTAGAACTACTGATGCAGGTGGAAAAGTAACTGATTCTGCACCATTACTAATTAAAGCTGATTTAACTTTAGCTTCAGGTGTTGCTGCTTTAGCAGTTGACCAATTAGTATATGCTGCTTCAACTGCTGCTAACAATGCTGCTTACGAATTAACTTACGTAGGAAAATCTAGAATCGATGGTTATTCTATATTCCGTGTAAGAGGTAACGGTGTTGCTACTGATACTAACTTTGCACAAGGTGAAGAAGGATATGAAGCTATTTACCAAGCTATTGCTAACGGTGTAGATTTCTATTCTGATATCGCTACTGCTGTTGTTATCGGTGCATGGGGAGATACTCCTGAATATGTAAAAGCTTTGGAAGACCATATTACTGGTTTCTCAGGTAACGCATTTGAGGATAACAACCCACTACCTGGTGCTGCTAATGTACCTGGATTCTTAACTGAATCTATCGACGGTAATGATCCATACCAAAGAGGTGTTGGTGAATCTACCCCAGATAACATTATGGGACTAAGCTTATTCAATAAGTCTGTTGCTGCTAAAACTTTCCAAGTTGCTGCTGCTGTGACTAGAGAACAAGTTCAGGATTTGAAACAATTCGGAATCGACGCAGTTGCTCAAGTAGAAGCTGTATTGGTAAATGAATTAACTCAATCTATCAACAAATACATCTTGGATAGAATCTTCAGAAATGGAGCTCAAAATGCAGGAAATATTAATACTGTTGATGGCTTACAGTTATCTGCTTCTTACGGAACAACTGCAGCTCCTGCTGTTGTAATTCCATTAGGACCTGGAAACGATTCTAATACTAATATTAATGCAACTGTTGCAAGAACATTAGTTAATGCAGGTGGTGAAACACAAGGAACTTTACAACGTAGGTTGTATACTAAAGTACTTGCTGCTTCTAACCTAATTGCAACAAGAGGAAGAAGAGGACCTGCTACTTTCGCAGTAACTTCTGGAGAAATTGCTACGGCACTTCAGGATGTTGCAGGATTCGTACCTTACCCACTATCAAATACAATCAACCAAGCTGGTGGATCTTTATATCCAATCGGTGCTTTGGCTGGTGTAACTATTTATGTTGATCCAAACATGGCTTGGACTGACTATAGAGTTGCTGTAGGTAGAAAAGGTGATGGTAATTCTCCTGGTTTAGTATTCATGCCTTACTTAATGGCTG